CTGCAGGATTCGTCAACGACGCGGTGAAGCGCATCAAGGGCTTCTTCAGCGGAATGTGGAACGGAATCAGCCGTGGCCTGAGCTCGGCCCTGAACGGAGCCATCGGCCTCATCAACAGCGCCATCGGCGGAATCAACACCCTGATTCGCGGAGCCAACCGAGTTCCTGGTGTCAACATTCCGCAGATCCCGCATATCCCGTACCTGGCATCGGGTGGTGTCACAACCGGCCCGACACTCGCCATGATCGGTGAAGGCAGCGAGCAGGAAGCCGTGCTTCCCCTGAGCAAGCTTCAGGGTATGCTTAATGCTGCTGGCGGAGGTGGCGGTGCAGGAGTTGCCGTTATCGAGTTCCGAGGTGGAAGCCGGGCATTCCGGGAGTTCTTCCAGGAGTCGGTTCGCACCCAGGCCGGTGGAAGCGTAATCAAGTTCGCGGAGGGATAAGAGATGCCGAGCCTGCCGCCCCGGATCACGTCCGATCTGTTCTATGACGGCGTGTGGAACGACATCACGTATGGCCTGAGCCAGACGGAGTCGATCGAGATCACACGGGGCACCACGTCCGAGGGGAACCAGCCGGACCCCAACGAGGGCTCGGCTCTCCTCCAGAACGCAACGGGGAACTTCAGCCCGAAGAACCCCAACAGCTCTCTGTACGGCAAGATCGGGCGCAACACGCCGATCCGTTTCAACGTGGACGCGGGCAAGCCGTGGTTGCAGATTCCTGACACCAACGACGGCTCCCGCGCCCGCACCCCGGACAACAACGCGCTCGACATCACGGGCGATATCGACGTCCGGGTCGAGGCACAGCTGGAGAACTGGAACAACGGGTCGATCACCGAGCTGTGCAACAAGCAGCAGATCACGGCCGACCAGCGATCCTGGCGATTCCTCCAGCTCGCCAATGGCACGCTGGAGTTCACCTGGACGACTCTGGGCACGGCCGCTTCTGGTCTGTCCGTGGCCTCCAGCGAGGTGCTCCGCGTACCGCCGAACGCTCGTGTCGCGCTGCGCGCCACGTTGGACGTCAACAACGGTGCTGGTGGGTACACGGTCACCTTCTACACCGCGCCGACGATCGCCGGTCCGTGGACCCAGTTCGGCAACCAGACCGTGACGACTGCCGGCACGACCAGCATTTTCAGCTCCACGTCTCCACTGGACGTTGGCGACACGGACGGCATCATCCTGGGTCGGCCGGTCGGTCGGTTCTACGCCTTCCAGCTTCGCAACGGGATCAACGGCACGCTGGTCGCCAACGCCGACTTCACCAATCTGGCCGTCGGCACGACCGCGTGGACGGACTCGGTCGGACGGACATGGTCGGTGCAGAACAGCGCATCGATCTCCAACACGCATTCGCGCCTCGTGGGCGAGGTCCCGGCCTGGCCGCCGAACAGGACGACGAGCGGACACGTCACGGTGCCGATCGCGCCTGCTGGCATCCTGCGTCGCCTCGGCTCGGGAGCCAAGCCGCTGAAGTCGGCCGCGTTCCGGTCGATCACGTTCAACAGCCCTGACTCTCCCATCCTGGAGTACTGGCCCTGGGAGGACGGGTCCGAGGCGACAGCCATCACGTCTGGTCTCAATGGCGGACCCAACGCGTCCATCAAGGGCGACATCGACCTGTCGTCACAGTCGGTGTTCGCATCCTCGGCTCCGCTGCCGACGATGAACAAGGGCACGGTCACGGCCAACGTCCGGTCGTACACGACCTCTGCATCTGCACAGGTCCGCTTCTTCCTGTCCGTCCCGTCCGGCGGCACGACCAACAACGCCGTGATCTGCCGCGTCAACTGCTCTGGTACGGCCCGAGCGTTCAACCTGATCTACACGACGGGCGGAGCGCTCCAGGTTCAGATGGTCGACGGCGACAACGTCGAGATCGACTCGACGGGTCCGATCCTGTTCGACGTCAACGGGCGGCCGATGCGATTCTCCATCGGACTCACGCAGGTTGGCGCGAACGTCCAGGTGACGATGGGCTCGCTCGTCCCCAACGCCGCGTTCGCCAACGTGCTCGTCGACACGCTCAACGGAGCAACCTTCGGCCGCGTCACGAGCATCACGCTCGGCACGGCGTCGGGGCTCGGACAGACGTCGATCGGGCATGTGACGTTCCAGCGGCAGGAGACCAACCTGTTCGACATCGTCGAGCAGCTGGACGCCTACGCGGGCGAGACTGCAGGCAACCGCATCGTGCGGCTCTGTGCAGAGAACGGGATCATCGGGGCATACAACTTCTCGCCGCTCTCCAGCCAGGTCACGCTCGGTCCGCAGCGCATCAAGACGCTGATCGACCTCCTGACCGAGGCTGCCACAGCCGACCAGGGCTTCCTGCTGGAGGCTCGTGACGCCCTGGAGATCCAGTACAGGTCTCTCACGACCATGTACAACCAGCTGCCCGGCATCGTCCTCGACTACTCCAACGGCGTCATCAGCCCGCCATTCCAGCCGGTCGATGACGACAAGCTGACGCGCAACTCCGTCGTCGTCACGGTGGACGGCGGATCGTCCAGCTCTCCGGCGGTCCTTGAGACCGGCCGCATGTCGATCCAGGACCCGCCTGACGGCGTCGGCCTGTACGACGTCGAGTACACATACAGCCTGGAGAACCTCGGCCTGGCAGAGAGCCTTGCCGGATGGCTGCTTCGGACCGGCACCTTCGACGGTCTGCGATACACCAAGATCACGCTCAACCTCGCGAACGACCGCGTGGCCGCGTTCGCCACGGACATCTTCAACGTCGACGTTGGCGACATGATCCGGCTCACCAACCTTCCGGACGACCTTCCGCCGGACGACGTCGACCTGATCGTGATCGGCTACAACGAGGTCATGGGCCCGAGCGAGTGGAAGATCTCGTTCATCTGTATCCCTGGCGATCCCTACCAGGTTGGTGCGACGCAGCCGACACAGGACAGCATGGAGTTCGCAACCAACGCGAACGACCGGGCCGATCTCGAAGGCGTCACGACCTACGCAGCCCTGGACAACGACGACACCAACCTGCCAGTCCTGCTGGCGAGCGGGAGCCTCGTGCCGTGGGCGATGGCCTATCCGGTGCTGAGCGTCAACCCGGCCATGAAGACGAGCCTCGCCAACTGGAGTGCTCAGGGCGGCTCGTTGGTCTACGACGTCACGCCGGACTTCCCGCCGTTCGACCAGGACATGTGCGCCCGGTTCGTCAGCGATGGCGTCTCCACAACGCAGTCGATCATCAACTCCGGATCGGCCGCTGGCAGCGTGAAGCCTGCACTGACCTACTTCGCGAACGGCTGGATCTACTCGGACACGGCGATCCGAGCCCGGATCGCGGCCAACTGGCACAACTCGTCCGGCACGTACATCTCCACGACGAGCGGCAGCACGATCGCGATCGCGGCCAACACATGGACATACCTGAGCGCGTCGCTCCTATCTCCGGCGCTGGCCGACCGGGTCGCCGTCCACTTCAGCCTGGACGACTCTGGCGGGTCCGGCTCTGTGCCGATCTCGGCGAAGGTGTACGGTGCACAGCCCTACATCCGCAGGCAGTCTGTTGCGTCTCAGTTCGGATACGACCCGGAGACGTATCCCCTCGACCTCCGCGTCGCGGGCGAGGTTGTCAGGGCGACGTCCTGCATGCCGGGCTTCTACGACTCCTTCACGAGGACGACGGCGAGCAGCTGGGGGACGTCTGAGTCGGGCCACGTATACTCCAACACTGGTGGTAGCGCTGGCGACTTCAGCACGGACGCAACAACGATGGAAGGTCGGCACACCTGCAACACCGTCAACGTGTCTCGGTTCTCCGTGATCGACAACGGAGACCTCGACTGCGACATGTTCTCGTACGTGCAGGCCAAGGCTCTGAGCACGGGCGGAAGCCAGTACGGAGTCCTCGTTGGCCGGTTCCTTGACGGCAGCAACTACTACTCGACTCGTGTCGACTTCCGCACCGACGGATTCATCACCCTGTCGATCAGGAAGCGTGTCGCAGCGGTTGAGACGGAACTGATCTCCATGGTCACGGCACAGCCACATGTCGCTGGCCGGAACTACGGAGTCCGACTGTACATCCGAGGCACAGCCATCAAGGCTCAGTTCTGGGACAGCAGCCTGCCCCAGGCAACCGACCGCAAGTGGGACCTGGAAGCGACGGACTCGGACCTGACAACAGGAACGGGATTCGGTCTCCGATCCATCGTGGCCACTGGCAACACCAATGTGGCACCGGTGATCGCGTATGCTTACCCGAGGAACCTCTACCCGCAGATGTTCATCGTTGACAGGTCCATCAATGGCGTCGTGAAGGCTCTGCCGATCGGCTCCGACGTGAATGTAGAAAAGCCGTTCGTCACGACTGCCCGATAGGGAGGAATGCAAAATGAGTTCTGCCCCGTGGCTCGGAGGACAGCGTGTGACGGCCGAGCGGCTGTCCAACATGCTGAACAAGTTCTCCGACTTCACGCCGACGCTCGCCCTGTCGGCTGCCGGGACGCCCCCGGCTTACGGCAACGCGACCGTGGACTGCCGATACTCGGTTTCCGGAGACTTGGTCACCGCGCACTACAACATCACCTGGGGATCGACCTCGACATACGGATCCGCTGGCGTCAACTGGAGGATCGGCCTCCCGCTCCCGGCAGCAGCAACAACGCAGGCGGTCGGCGTCATCTTCTGCGAGCTCAGCAACGCCAAGCGCTATCCGCATCGTGCGCGTCTGACGACGACCACTGCGATGGAGCTTGAGCTATCGGGTGGTGCGCCGGATGCCGTGGCAGCTGCCGCCACGGGCATTGCGGACTCTGGCACTCCGTTCACCTGGGTCAACGGCTCGGCCATCAAGGGCATGATCCGCTACGAAGCTGCGTGAGGAGGAACGATGTCTGCTCAGCAGTGGGTCGGAGGACAGCGCGCCTCCGCTGATCGACTCAGCAACATGCTCCACAAGATGCACGACTTCACGCCGGACTGGAACACGACGTCGGGAGCCAACTTCCCTGACTACGGCAACGCAGTGATCGACTGTCGATACAGCCAGTCCGGCGACCTGGTGGTCGCACACTACGACATCACGTTCGGCTCCACGACGAACTTCGGAGGAGGAGCCGGGTCTGACAACTACCAGTTCAGCCTGCCGGTCCAAGCGCGATCCGCCCCGGTCGGTGGCGTCGTGATGCAGTCTGTGGGAGACTTCCATATCTACACGGTTGCGGCCGGTGCCAAGCTCACCTGTCGCGCAAGGCTGTTCGACACGGGCAACGTGATCATCGAGATCACGAACAACCGTGCCGACTCCGGAGCGATCGCGAATACCGGCCTGGTCGACGCGATCTCTCCGTTCGTCTGGGCAAGTGGGTCGTCTGTCAAGGGCGTCATCGAGTACGAGGCCTCGTAAACGTCTCCCAGTAGAACGCGCTTTCTGTGGTGCCAGGTAGGCTTCACTCGGTCGGACATCAGGAGGGCAATGCTGCTTCCAAGAGAACAGTGCTCGTGATGCCCGTGCATGTTGTTTGCGGGGGCTGAGCGAGTGGAGCGTAGATAGTGTCTGGCATAACCAGGGGACTTGGAGGCATCAACATGGGCGATCCCACGAGTCCGTCGTCAGGAGGCAACGGCATGGGCGAAGGACCCAGCGTGATGGATCTCGTGATCATGATGACCCGTCTGGAATCGAAGATGGACGGGCTCAGAGAATCACAGGCTTCTCAGGCGGTCGTGCACAGCGATCACGAACAGCGTCTCCGTCTGATCGAGCAGTTCGTGTCTCAGGGCAACGATCACGAGGCTCGCATCAAGAGCCTCGAAGCGAACAAGTGGCCGTTGCCCTCGCTGGCAGCGCTCATCTCGCTCGCAGCGCTCATTCTCGCGTTCATCAACATGAAGAACGGCTGAGAGCCCGCGTAAGGCCCGAACGAGCGCGCCCGAGGCCCGCGTACCGACTCCGACCTACGGGGCCGCTACGCGGGCCTCTACGGCGTTTTACGAGCCCTCTCCGGCGGCATGCTTCGGGTAGGATAGGAGCCGAACACAAACTACGGGGCAAACGCAGGGAGCAGCAGATGGCAACACCGCTCAGTGCAGACACGATCCTCACGGTCCTGCGGGCCGAGGGCATCGATGTCTTCGAGCACACCGGCTGGCGGACGCACAACCGCGACGCGGCCACGGGCAAGACCTTCGGACCGGTTCACGGTGTCCTGATTCACCACACCGCCGGTCACAACGACAAGGAGGTCTGCTACAACGGACGCAGCGACCTCCCCGGTCCGCTGTGCCACTCCTGGCTCGGCAAGACGGCCGGTCTGTGGATGATCGGCAACGGCCGAGCGAACCACGCCGGGCTCGTCGATGGCGACGTCATCCAGGCCCTCATCGAGGAGCGATCGCCGCTCCCCAAGGACGACGAGGCCGACACCGACGGCAACGACAGCCTGTACGGGCTGGAGATCGAGAACCTCGGAGACGGCAAGGACCCGTATCCGACGGCTCAGTACAACACCGCTGTCCTGTGGGCCGCCGCTCTGTGCCGCAAGCACGGCTGGTCCGAGAAGTCGGTCGCTGGCCACAAGGAGGTCCAGCCCGGCAAGATCGACCCGACCTTCGACATGGACGCCTTCCGACAGGCCGTCAAGGTCCAGCTGGCCAAGAGCCCCGGTGACGTCATCGTGACGCCGACCCCGGTCAAGCCGAAGGTGGACCTGTCGCTCATCGTGAGCGCGGCCAAGACCGACCCCGGTGCCAAGCAGGGCCACGTCACGTACATGACCGGCACGAACCTCGTCGAGGACGCGCTCGTCAAGGAGGGCTTCCTCTCCAAGACGTACGCCCACGACGGCTCGTTCGGCTCGACCACCGTCGCTGCCTACAAGAAGTGGCAGCTCAAGCTGGGCTACACGGGCTCGGACGCCGACGGCATCCCGGGCTCCACGAGCCTGAAGAAGCTCGGAGCCAAGCACGGCTTCGACGTCGTCGCCTGAGGAGGCAGCATGAGTCCCAAGACCAAGGTCACCATCAGAACCGTCATACAGGTCGTGCTCGGCCTGGCCGTCATCACCCCGCTCCTCGTCGACCAGGTCGGCGGAACTGAGGCGGTCCCGTGGCTGGCTGGAGCCGTAGCGGTCTCCGGCGTCGTGACGCGCTTCATGGCGTCCGACCTCGGCCAGAAGGTGATGGGCGCTCTCAACACCGCCGACGACACCGCCGACAAGAAGTAAGAAACCTGGAGGAGCTCAGCCGTGGCAATCCCCGAAGGAGTCGAGACTGTAACCGTCAGCAGTGGCGAACCCATGACGCTGCCCGACGGCACTCTCATCCGTGGCCACATCCGGTTCGTGGCACCGGATCTCAACCTCATCGACGACGAGGACTTCATCTTCGGCGGCGAGTCCCCGGCTGAGCTCTGCCATGGCGAGTTCAGCATCACGCTGGTTGCACCCGACGCGACCGGCATCACCCCGACCGGCTGGACCTACACGGCCATCGGAGAGTTCGAGAACGCGCCCGGATGGACGCGATACATCGACATCACCAAGGCCGACCCGGACGTGTTCCTGGACGACGTGATCGTCCTCACGCCTGGCGACGTCACGTACCCCGACACGACGTTCGTCCGCAAGGTCGGCGACACCATGCTCGGCCCGCTGATCCTCGCGGCTGACCCTGTCGTCGACCTGGGAGCTGCAACCAAGCAGTACGTGGACGATGCATTCGACCCGGCCCAGTTCGTGGACACGGCTGGCGACACCATGACTGGTGAGCTGGTCCTGTTCGGCAACCCCACACAGGCTCTCGGAGCCGCTCCCAGGCAGTACGTCGACCAGGCGGAGGCGGACGCCGTAACGGCCGCTACGGCGGCTGCGGCGGCCGAGTCGGTGAGTTTGTCCGGCGACACGATGACAGGCCCGCTAATCCTGAGCGGAGCCCCGGCAACGGGCCTCGGAGCCGCGACGAAGGACTACGCCGACGCCGGGGACGACGCGCGGGTGGCCGTCGCGGGAGACACGATGACGGGTCCGCTGGTCCTCAGCGGCAACCCGAGCACTGCACTTCAGGCCGCTCCGAAGCAGTACGTTGACGCTGCACAGGCGGCTGCTGCTGCCGAGTCCGTGTCGATCTCAGGCGACACCATGACTGGTCCCCTAGTGCTCAACGCGAACCCGTCCCTCGCACTGGGAGCCGCGCCCAAGCAGTATGTCGACGCGGCTCAGGCTGCGGCCGAAGCGGAGTCGGTCTCCATCGATGGCGACACGATGACCGGAGAGCTCGTGCTCTTCGGCAACCCGACCGTTGCCCTCGGAGCTGCACCCCGACAGTACGTGGATCAGGCCGCTGCCGATGCGGAGGCCGCCGCTGCTGCGGAGTCGGTCAGTCTTTCTGGCGACACGATGACGGGCCCTCTCGTCCTGAACGCCGACCCGTCCGTGGCTCTCGGAGCGGCTACCAAGCAGTACGTCGACGGTCTGGATGCTCAGAACGTCAAGCTGACCGGCAATCAGACGGTCGCGGGCGTGAAGACGTTCTCGTCTATCCCTGTCGGACCTGCGACGGACCCGGTCACCAACGACCAACTCACGCGGAAGTTCTACGTCGACACGCTCGACGCGGCCAACGTGAAGCTGACCGGAAACCAGACTGTGGCCGGGGTGAAGACATTCTCCTCGATCCCGGTCGGACCCTCCACAGATCCGACGCTGGCAGACCAGCTGTCTCGCAAGTTCTACGTGGACGCGGGTGACGCCACCAACGCGGCTGCCATCGCGGATGTGGCCGCCGACCTGGCCACGTTGGATGGCGAGGTTGTCAAGCTCACTGGAGATCAGACGGTCGCCGGGATCAAGACCTTCTCCAGCATCCCCGTCCTGCCGGCAAGCGACCCAACGACCGCGAACCAGGCGACGCGCAAGAGCTATGTCGACACCCTCGACGCTCAGAACGTGAAGCTCACCGGAGCGCAGACCGTCAACGGCGTCAAGACCTTCGGCTCGATCCCGGTCCTGCCCGGCTCGGACCCGGTCGCTGCGAACGAGGCGACCCGCAAGTCCTACGTGGACACGTTGGATGCGCAGAATGTCAAGATCACCGGCAACCAGAATGTGTCCGGCATCAAGACGTTCGCCAACACGGTGCAGATGAACAACGCGGTCAACGGTGTTGCTGCTGCATCGCTCGTCGGCACGGATGTGTTCGACAGCTGGCAGGTCTCGCACCGGGGCCGGATGGGCTGGGGTACCGGAGCCGCGACTCGTGACGCATTCTTCGAGCGGATCGACGTCGGCGTCCTCCAGGCTACGAGCCAGATCCGTGTCACCGGGGCTGCCCCGCTCAACGCGGCCGATCTGACGCGCAAGGACTACGTCGACACGCTCGATGCACAGAACGTCAAGCTCACTGGCAACCAGACCGTTGCTGGCGTGAAGACGTTCTCCTCGATCCCCGTGGGACCGGCCTCCGACCCGACGACAGCGAACGAGCTCACGCGCAAGTCGTACGTCGACACTCTGGATGCACAGAATGTGAAGCTGACTGGCAGCCAGACGGTTGCCGGGGTCAAGACATTCTCGTCCATCCCCGTTCTCCCCGCGTCGGACCCGACGCTCTCGGAGCAGGCCACGCGCAAGACCTATGTCGACAACAAGATCGTCTCGGAGATGCTGCTTCGACAGGGCATCGACACCGGCGTGATCTGGGGCGGCGAGGTCAACGTCAACGGCAGCAACAACACCCAGGTCGACATCGGCGCGACGATCGGCATCGTGGCCGACTACCTGACGACGCCGAGTGCTCCCACGATGACTGTCGTGAACTATGCAGGAGCGACCGGTATCACCGTGTCCGACCTCGTCGCGCCCGTGACATGGTTCATGCTGAGCAGCGCCGGAGTCGTGAGCCAGCAGACGACGCGTCCGACCAACTCGCAGCGGCGCACGCACATCCAGCTCGGAGCTGTCGTGGTCGCGTCCGGCGTGATCATCGCCGACCAGAGCGTCCCGTCCATTCTGCCTCAGACGCTCAACCAGCTGTACGACCTGATGGACGCCATCGGACCGTTCAACGTGTCTGGCAACATCTTCCAGGCGGCCAGCACCAACCTCACTCTCGCCAAGACCTCTGGCACGATCTTCGACAGGGGCTTCAACCACTTCGACGGCGGCACGCTCACCAACAACCCGCACATCTCGACCCTGGCCTCGCAGAACCCCGTTCAGATCCGGTACGCGACCCAGCTCACTGCCCCGCCCGTCGCCACGGTGACATCGGTCATCCCTGGAAGCTACGACAACGCGGGCACCATCACTGCGATGCCCGGCAGCAACAACACCGCCACCATTCAGAGGATCTATGGCGTTCCCCTGAACACCGCAGTTGACCAGATCGTGGTCCAGTACGGACAGACGATCTATGCGAGCCTTGCAGACGCTATCGCAGCGATCGGCAGCGAGCAGGCTGTGCGCAACCCCAACTTGCAGGACGCGGTCCTGCTGGGATACATCGCCATCCGCAAGGGTGCAACGGATCTGTCGAACCCTGCAGACGCAAGGATCGTCCAGGCTGCCAAGATCAGCGGCAACTCCGCTGGCTCCGCAGACAGCCTGTCGCTCGCCGTGCTGATCGCCGGTTCGACCATGACCGGTCCGCTCATCCTCAACGCCGACCCGAGCGCTGCCCTCGGAGCCGCCACGAAACAGTATGTGGACGGCCTCGACGGAGCGAACGTCAAGCTGACCGGTGCCCAGACCGTGGCCGGTGTCAAGACGTTCTCAAGCATCCCTGTCGGCCCGGCCTCGGACCCCACGACCGGCAACCAGCTGACGCGCAAGACATATGTCGACAACCTGGACGCGGCCAACGTCAAGCTCACGGGTGCACAGACTGTCGCAGGCATCAAGACCTTCTCCTCGATCCCTGTGCTGCCTGCATCCGACCCGGTCAATGCCAACGACGCATCTCGTAAGTCGTACGTGGATGCCTCGGTCGAGACCGTTGCCGGAACGGTCACCGCGCTGGACGGCGCTGTCGTCAAGCTCACGGGCGACCAGTCGGTTGCCGGCATCAAGACGTTCTCCTCCATTCCGGTCGGCCCGAACTCCGACCCGACAACGGCCAACCAGCTCACTCGTAAGAGTTACGTGGACACGTTGGACGGAGCCAACGTCAAGCTCACCGGAGCCCAGTCGGTCGCTGGAGTCAAGACGTTCTCCTCCATCCCGGTGCTCCCCGGAACCGACCCGACGGCCGCGAATGAGGCCACCAGGAAGTCGTACGTCGACACCCTGGACGGAGCCAACGTCAAGACGACTGGCAACCAGTCCATCTCAGGCGTCAAGACCTTCTCGACCGGCGTCGTCTTGTCGGCCGGTGTCAACTCGACCAGGTCCGCGATCAAAACGGCTGCAACCAGTCGGAACACGACTGCCAGCCCTGCTGCCGACCCCGACCTCGTGGTTGCTGTGGAGGCGAACTCTCGGTACGAGGTCACCGCGATCGTGGGATGGACGAACGGCGGAGGCGGTATGCGCTTCGACTTCACCGGTCCGACGTCGGCCACGATGCTCTGGGTGGACAACGACGGATCGGTTGCGGCCACGATTGGCACCGACCTGACGTTCAGCGTGACGGTTGGAACTACGCTCAAGGGCACGCTGATCACTGCCGGCAGTGCCGGCAACCTGACGCTGCGCTGGGCTCAGAACACCTCCAACGCTGGCGACACCACCCTGCTCGCCGGATGCGGACTTCACGTCGAGCGGGTAGCATAGAAGCCCAGGGCGGATGAGTGTCCGCCCTGGGAATGGAGCAACGATGTCCGACATGAAGCTGTACATCCTCGGCTTCCCGCGAGAGTTCCGTGGCAACCACTGGAAGCGGGAGATCGAGGAGTCGGCCGTCGGCCTCGGATGGAACGTGGTCCACGAGGCGGCTCAGGCCGCCGACCCGGAAGAGGTCCTGCGTCAAGCCAAGGACGCGGACCTCTTCCTGTGGTTGCGGACGCACAACAACGATCCGCACGGCGATGCATACGCGATGCTTCGACGGATCGAGGATGCAGGAGTCCCGACGGTCGGAATGCACATGGACCTGTACTGGGACCTTCCGCAGCGAGAGCCGCTGGTGAACATCCATCAGAATCCGTGGTGGTCGTGCCAGCGCGTCTACACTGCGGACGGCGGGCACCAGGCCGAGTTCGCAGAGCGCGGCGTCAATCACTTTTGGATGCCGCCCGGATTCGGAGATCGCTTCTTCGGACTGGCAGACCTTCCGGTTCGCAACAGGTTCAAGAAGCGATATGTGTTCGTGGGGAGCTGCTCACGCGGGATCCACGGAGACCACCGTGTCGAGCTGCTCAAGTGGGCCAACAAGAAATATGCAAAGGGCTTCCAGCGGTATGGCGCTCATAACAAGATCTATGGCGACGACCTGAGCCAGCTCTATGCGTCTGCACGCGTCGTCATAGGAGACTCTGCACCGGCCGACTACTACTGGTCCGACCGCATCCCGACAACCATGGGCAGAGGCGGAGTGCTCGCCTACCCCAGGACGCCCGGCCTGGAGGAGCACGGCTACAACGACGACAACATGATCCTGTTCGACAGGTTCGACTTCGACCAGCTCGGATACAAGATCGACAGCATGACCAACGACGACATTGCCGGCATGCGAGAGGCCGCGCTCACCGTCACCGAAGAACGGCACATGTGGCGGCACAGGCTGCTGCAGATCAAAGAGGAGGTTCTGGGATGAAGCTGATCCTCGCTGCATCCGGCAGCCAGAGCAAGTGGGGTCGACATCTTGGCGTCCCGTCGCACTTCGCCCCGCTGACGCGCCACGGTGGACAGCCGCTCATCGAGCGAACCATCGAGCAGCTCAAGCCGTACGGGCACGAGGTGCACGTGCTCACTCCTCCGGACCCGGCCTATGTCGGCCTCTCGGCGACGAGGCACATCGTGCAGGAGTATCGTCAGAGCGAGTTCGAGGCCAGCCGCCACCTGTGGGATCCGGAAGGCAGGACGCTGCTCCTGCTGGGCGATGTGTTCTTCAGCCATCAGGCCATCGAGCGCATTATGCTGTACGCCAAGCGACAGTACATGGCGTTCGGCCGGTTCGGTCCGAGCAAGATCACCGGCACGCCGTATGGCGAGCTGTTCGCTGCCAGCTGGTACGGCGAGCACATCATCCAGATGGACAAGTATCTCGCCAACGTGCACAAGCTGCGAGCCGAAGGAACCATCACGCGTCCGCCGGGCTGGATGCTCCTGCGCTCATGGCAGCGGACACCGCTCAGCCGCCACAAGGTGACGCCGAAGCACTTCATCGAGATCAACGACGAGACCGACGACATCGACTTCCCGGTGGACTACGAGCGCCACCCCGCAACGAGGAGCAACTGATGGGCAGCGTGTTCGTAGACTTCCAGAACCTGTTGCAGAAGCTCCGCATCGAGCCGACGCACATCATCCACGTCGGAGCTCATCGTGGCGAGGAGGTGCAGTTCTACAAGGACTCGGCCGCTGGGCACATCACGCTGGTCGAGCCGATCCCGGAACTCGCCGAGCTCCTGCGGGACAGGTATGAGGAGGACGACACCGTCACCGTGATCGAGGCGGCGTGCGGACCGGCTCCGACCACCGCCACGTTGAGCATCATGCAGAAGACGAACCTGTCCA